ATGAAGCACTATCGTATCCAAGTAAAATACAAAAATGTGTATCTTGATGAGATCGTTAGCGCTGATGATGATAAGACCGCTCTTGAATGTTTTGTAAAGAAGGTTGATTCAGGAGAAGTAAAAGAGAATGAAGGTGCTGGGTTCGAAAATCCTAACTTTTTATTCTTAACCTTCGAAGAGGTAAACCGAGATGGCCCTACAAAAGTTAATATCGGAGAAGCTTCAGTTGGAGTCAAAGTGGGCAACGCAAGCGTTGGAACAGGGTAGAGTTACTCCAGACATGAAGTGGATTGATATTGAAATCAAAGATCTAAGAAAAAAGATCAATGATCAAAGTGTTGAAGACGCACAAAAAGGTCTTTTTGATATAGCTAGCTAGTCTAGCTTAAAAAAATTAAATTTTTCCCTAAGGATACTGCGCTCTAAATTATTCTTTAGCCTCGCCCCAAGATTTTCCTAGTGCAATATCTACCTTAGAAGGTACCTTAAGTGTGTCTATTGCATTTTCCATTATATCTTTTACAGCAACAATGTCAGATTCTTCATTTATAGAAAAACAAAGTTCATCATGGATTTGCAATAATGGTTTGTAACCAGCCTTGTAACAATTAATCATCGCTTGTTTTGTTTGGTCAGCAGCAGATCCTTGTATCAATCTGTTTAAAGCTTTGTAAGTGAAAGCCCTCCTGATGTTATTTCCATATATCGCCTTAGCCTCCTCATACTGCATGGCCTTGTTCATTCCGAATGTAGCAGGCTCCCACATGTCAAATCGGCATCTACGACCCCCTATTGTTCGAATAAACCCATATTTAGAGGCAGAGCTAGATACGTCTGTAGCTAATTTTTTAACAAAAGGTACTCTTTCTCCATATTGTCTTAATAAAGCTTCAGCTCTATCTTTTGTAATACCTAATTCCTTACCAAGTTTAGCTTTTCCCATACCATAGAATAGTCCAAGATTAATTGTTTTGGCCTGTGTTCTGGTAATACCTGCCATATCAGCTACGATCTGATGGAAGTCAGCAGATTCATTTTTGTATGCTTCTATGAACTCCGCTGCACCTTCAAAATTATCATTGACCGATGCAGCGTAGTGAGCAACAAGCCTAGGCTCTTGTTGTGAGTAGTCGAAACTACCCCATTGTCTACCTTCTTCAGGTAGAAACAAACTTCTAATTTTATCTCCAAATTCTTTATTACGTGCTGGGATCTGTTGTAGGTTAGGATTAGAATAAGATAGTCTTCCAGATACAGTTCCACCTTGGTCAGATCTTAGTTGATTTATTTCCGAATGTATTCTACCTTTGTGCACATAACGTTGAATGGAATCTATGAATGTTGAATGAAATTTATTTATTTCTCTTGCTTCTCTTATTAGTTGCGCTATCGGGTTATCACAATTTACTAGCCAGTTTTGTGTAAAGCTTGGCTCGTCAGTTTTCGCTGTCCGTGGGTACTCAACACCTATTCGGTCAAACACTTGTGCAACACTTCTTGCTGCCCAGATATCCACATCAAGTGTGGTCTGAGATTTTATACTTGATAAAACCTCAGACTCTTTTTGTTTGAATTCTTTTTTTAGCAGAGAGGCCTTCTCTTCGTCAACTCTTATTCCTCTACGCCTCGTATCTATTAAAATAGGCAATAATTCCATCTCCATTTCCCAAACATCATGTAGGGACTGCTTAGATAGCTCTGTTTTAAGCACTTGCCATAAACGTAAGGTTAGGCCTGCATCTTGCTCAGCATAGAAGCCTACGTAGCCCGCAGGCAGCCTCCACATGTCTGCTTTTGCGTCAATTCCCCATTCTTTGGCTTTTTCATTCAAAAACGTCTCATTTTTAATTTCACCTAAATAATCTTTAGCACAGGCATTTAAACTAAAACTAAATCTGTTTTCATTGATCAGTGCAGCAGCAATCATCGTGTCAACTATCTTACCCCTGATCTCAAATCCATTTACTAGCAACCAACCAACATCATAACTTGCATTGTGAAATATTTTAGTTGCATCTGTTTTTAAAACATCTTGCATCCATGCGCAGGTTATCGACAGATCCATATTCCCACCAGCATCATGAGCGATAGGGAAGTACCATTGTTGTCCAAGTGCAGCAACTGCAAAACCTACGATGTGTCCATCAAAGGTTGCCCATCCTGGTCCTTTAGTTTTAATGTTTGGATCTTTAGTCTCCAGGTCAATTGCAATCTCTGTTGCTTTAGATAAGTCTGGGTACTCTGCTGGAGCTATCCAATCACTGTCATTGTATATAAAATTTAATTGATGAGTCATTGTTTCTTTCTACTTAAAGCAGTATCGTCAATTGATACTATTTTTTTAAATGGAATACGCATCTCAAATAGTGCACAGTCAGCGCAATAGTATGTATGTTTATGTACTATTACTGCAACTACTTCATCACAATGTTCACACATAATTAATTTATTTTTCTTTTTTGCCATCTTTTAAATGTTCTATTTCTAAATCACAATAATGTTTTATTTTTTCTAAATCTTCTATTTGCTTTCCCTTAAATAAATATCTACAAACATATTTTATAACGTTTGCTTGAAATGGGTTTAAACCATTTTTTCTAATAAATGTCCAAGGTTGAATTAAAAAGTGTTGGTAGTGAGATCCTCCAATTTGTCTATCTTGTGGAAATGCTTCATCGAACATACTTTTATCTGACATAGTTAGCCTCATATTGTTTGTAATACTTTCCTAATGGAAAGTTATATTGATGGTAAGTGCCCAACAAATGGAGAGTGCTTTTAGATCTGGTGGCACCTGTATACCAAACTCTAAGTTCTTTTACTTTATCTGCCAAATTTTTTTTATCAAAGTGTGATGGGAAGTTACATTTGCTCGCCAGGACAACATTATCTGCTTCACCACCTTTTACTTGGTGTATTGTATCAATAATAATTTTTGGTGGCTGACTTAAATCTACACCTTCATTCATAAGTTTTTGAAAATACTGTTTGTCTTTGTCTTTAAATTTTCTCTTAAATACTTGATTCCATGGACCTTTTTCATCACGCATACCACACCTTAAATGTAATTCATCAAATGTAAACACTTGATTTGGGTGTGCAAAACTCCACTTTTTACTGTCCGTTGACCGGTAGCCGTGATCAATGTTTAACAAAAACTCATACATTGTTGTAGCTTCCTCTCTAGTAATACTACCACCATCACAAATTTTTTCCCAATAATTAATCGCTGCAAACTGATTAGGATCAAAAGACTTATTGTTTTTTTGATCTTGATAATACAGGCCAAGATTCCTAGCCTCCTGCTGGAGTTCTTTTTTTACATCGTTAATTCTAGCTAACACCATCCAACTACCATCCATATCCCAAGGTACTTTCTTTAATCCGTTCCAACGATATACATGTCCTTCTTTACCATTAGAATAAAATTCTTTTTGTATACGATTTTCACCCATAGAATTTAACAAACACTTTGAAAAGAAATGTATATTTTTATTTAATCGCACACTCTTTTTTAATACCAAAGACTTACCAGGAAACGTTTGAAATAAATTAACATCAGCACCATTCCATTCATATATTGCTTGGTCATCATCACCTGCAATATAAACTCTCTCCACTGCACCTGCTATCTTAACTACCATATCCCACTGCAGGGGTGTCAGATCTTGAGCTTCATCTACCATTAAAACTTTAAAAGGTATTATAAGTCCATCATTAATAAATTTCTCCACCATATCAGTAAAGTCTAGTCTGTCCGGTGTTCGTTGTCCGCTTTCTAATTCCATTGTTTTGAATTCTTGATAACCTGCAATGATAGATTTAAATTGTTGTAGTCTAACTGTCTTTCTAGTTTGTTGTTTATATAGCCATACAGGATCAACTTTCATGTTTCTTGCCCTGTCATATATTTGAAGCGACCAATTATTATATACCTTTTGATCGTCCCAAGTATCTTTATAGCCTACCTTGACAGTGCCATATTGTGTATGAAACATTAACATATCAGCCTTAGGATCTAGTACGGGAATTTCAGCAAACTGTTGTCTGGCCAAAGAATGTAGTGTTCTAAAATATGAGAAAGCATCCTCATCATAGCCCTTGAACTTTTGTCTAACCCTTGCAACACACTCGTTAACAGCTTTGTTAGTAAATGATACATAACAAATTTCGTCTGGAGAGTAACCCTTCTCCAGGTATCTCTTAACCCTTTTGAGTAAGTTTTCTGTTTTCCCTGTCCCTGGTGGTCCAAATATTTTAATTGTCTTCCCACGCAGCTTTTGCTTTATTAAATTTGACATCTTTATTTTTATGCTCTGTTTGTTGAGGCAGTGCTACAACCCAATGCCTACTACTTATATTTTGAAACTTTTTCTTAGGCAAAGCTTTTCCTTGTTCTAAGAAACTAGTACATTCTTTTTCATTCCAATTATAACCTATTTTTTTCATAAATGATTTAAAGGTTTCTAGCTTAAATCTCATCTCTACTTCGTCCTTCCAAATGTTACCAGAGTCTATTTGATCGAATTCTGTAGTGTCTTCTACATCCTCTAAGAACCTAGTCATTCTAGAATTAAATACATCTTCTCTTTCCTCACCTGCATCAAAACCTTCCATGTCTTGTTTATTAGAAAGTAATTCATCTAACCAATCTCTGTATGGATCTGGATCTCTTTTGGTAGGTTTGAGTGGCCTCCAAACAATATCGTAATTTAATAACTGTTCTCCTAACAACTGCTGTTGGTATAATTGTTTAGTTGAAAGTCTAATTGATTTACCATGTATAGGTAAAATCCAATAAGGTTCTGGATATGAATTAACTTTTAAAAGCTTACCAACCTCAGGCAACACTTCGTTTGCACCAATACCATGTTTACGTCTAAGGCATGTGCTTGATGAACAATGCATTCTAGCAATTGATGTTTTACATTTGTAAGCATACTCTTTGTTTTCAACACCCTTAAATATATTTTCTAATTCTTTTGGATGTAACTCTTCTGAACAAACCTTGTTCATCATCTTACGAGTCCAATCCTGGTACATGACAGGGTCTGGATTAATCTTTTTACCTAACACTGCTACGTTAAACATAGCATCATTACGACCTTCACCTTTTTGAACTTTGTTTTTCATAAAGTTAACTACACAAGGGGGGTAGTCTTTTGTTTCATCATCTTGAAATATTTTTAATTTTTTAAATTCTGCAGGAGTGAGTCTATAATTAGATACAAACTTAAATAAATCTTCTATCTTAACAGAGTTAGCATTATCATCCATAGCAACTCTCGTTGTCATGTGTGCTTTTTGATAAGGTAGGTTTACAAAATTACCTTTTCTCTTTTGATTCCAATCTTCAGGACTTAAATCTACTTCATCCTGTGCAGGATAAATATCTGTAGTAGTATCATTAACACCAAGATCTGATGCAAGCTCAATTAATTTTTTACGCATCGATGCAGCAGGAACTACACCGTCAATAAATAATATTAAATGGAGTCCGTTGGATTTTGATCTGAAT